ACACAGTTTTACGTCGGATGGGCAGGTCCAATTGAACGTTCCTGCCGTATCGAAAATATATTGATTGGTAAACGTTATCGGATATGGAATTAGCCGAATGTCATCCCACCATGATGAACCGACCACATTAACCGACGAATCGCCGCCAGTGATCTTGATCTTTGCATACCGAGTATTCGCCGGCGGAACAGCGGGAGCCGACATTTGAACCGTCCAGCTTGTCGGGTTCGTTATCGACGTGTAGAGGCTCGATGTTGAAATCAGTGTTTGGGTCGAGTCGTAGAAATGAACATCGACTTTATCGCGCATGGTTGCCGCAGACACTTTGTGTGACCATTGGAGAACCATGGCAGTCTTTTCGTTCCACTCGAAGAAGTCCGCGCTCGTAACATATCCGCCGCCGTTACCTGGCCCGCCAGGGTGAATGAACTTCAACGCCTTACCGCCGTGAATGAAGTTACCCGCCGTGGTGTCGATAGTGCGCGAGCCTCCGGTGAACAGCGTCGTAACCCATTCGTCTGGTTCACCGCCGCCATCAATGTCTAGCTCAAATGATCCGTTCGGAACGCTTACGGAATGCAGCGACGAATATACGCCGTAAAGGAAACCGAGGTTGTCAATGATTCCATCGGCCAATGTCTTACGCGTTGTGTCGCCTGTGTCAGGTTTAGATAATGATGTAAAAGGCATAAATTAAAACCAGCGTCCAGAAAATCTACTTCGATAATCAGTAATATCCGCCATGTCGGTTTCGCCGGTGAGGTATACAGCCGTCCAAAATCCTTGGTTCTGCTTTGCTTCGGTTACTTCGGCATCTGTCCAGCCTTCATCCCAATCATCGGCTGCATCTTCAGACCAATAGCCGAAGCTGTCGCCGAAGCCGCGTAGATTGCCGCAAACAAGTTTCAGTTGGCCTTTTATGAGATCGTAGCCGACTTCCAATATTTCAAGGATGGAATCGAATCCGTTACGCGCGTAAGTGACATGAATCTTGTCAGTCGGAAGCAGGAAAAACCCGTTCCAGGGAACGGTCAGGTAATATTTGACGAGCGGCTGTGCTTCGGTCGCAAGAAATCGCAGGCCCCACGCGCGGGCGTGCGCGGGCTCAGAAAGCGCAATCGGCCTTTCTTCGGTGAATTGGGGCGGCAGATTGTGCAGTAGTCGATTCTCCTCGCGCTCTAATTCAACGCGCTCGGGCCATCCTTCGGCTTTGCGCTCGGCGAATGTGACGAGGACTTTAGAGAACACTTTCGACGTGTCCACCGACCGTCGAAATGAACCTTCGATAATCTCCTGCTCGGTAAAGGTTCGCGGCAATGAACCACCCACATTGTTGAGCGTGTTGCCCTGCACAGCATCAAAGACGACGTAACGCCAGTTTCCGGTGAAGTCCACAAAGAGAGAGCTAGACGCTATCTCGTTAATCTGAGCGGCTACCTCCCTGGCGGTTCTTTGCTCGGTTAAGTGGATTGCGGGCTCGCTTGCGTTTACGTCTTGCCCGTAGCGATTCGTTCCAATCTTTAAAAGCCGATTTGATTCCGTAAAACTTTCATCGTCGAGATTTGTTTCTCCTACGTAATCCAGAAGGTCGGCCATTACATCGGCGCAGTTCGCCATCAATGATCCGTCCGACTTCTTGCGGCCGGAAAAGTCAACCGATACCTCCTCGCTTCCGGTCCAGTCAGCGCCAAGTGTGAATTCAGCGGTCGTTAGGTCGGTTGTTACGAAGGCGGAATCCAGCCAAGCCGCGTCGGACTTTATCCGAATACCGTCGAAGCTCTTAATCGGATGACCGGCAACCTTGAACTTCTTTAATGCGCCGTCAATCAGGATTGGCTTTGCGCCTTTGATGCGACCCCACGCAAGGGGCATTGGCTTGCCAACAACTTCATTCGTAATCGAAGGGTATTCATCCCGCGTAAAAACCATGTGCGGAATCAGGTTTTCCAGCTTAGTCTTTAACTCGCGGAGATTAAGCGTAAACAGTTCGTCGGTTCGTTCCGTGCCGTCAATGCGCCAGGTTCCGATAAGTTGGTAATTGGCAATGTCCATTTCCCCGGCTACACCCTGATCTGGTAGATCAATCCCGATTCTGATTTGAGCTTGGCCAGCATCCCAGTTTACCGACTCGATATCTTTGGAATCGAAATACTTATCAGCGTTGGCGAGCGTGACTTTTCCGCCGCCTAGCTGCGACGGCGTGCCCTTCGTTGACCATCGGTCGTCAACTCTGAGCGAGATATTCGGAACGGATAAAACCCTCGGTTCCCAAAAAATATCATTGAACTTTTTGGCCCTGCCTGAGCAAAAGTTGAAAGTGATGCTCGCGAAATAGGTACGCGCGAAGAAATCAGAGTCTTGGTCGAATATGTAGAGATACCCGTTGTAAGTTCCCCATGTTCCGGGTTCCAATACTTCTAGCGGATGATTTATCCATCCGGGGTTTCCGATTACGACTTCTTCAAGTGAAAGCTCGCCGCTGTTACGAATAACCTCATCGTAACTTGCCCCGCTTATCATCGGTATCCGAACGGCGCCTTCAAGCTGTGTAGCGACTGGCTCGGAAAGCTCAGTATTGAAACGCTCGACTTCTTTCGGCCAATGAGCCGCCGTCACCGTAATAAGAAACACCTTCCGAATGTTCGGCAGTTGGATACGTCGGATAAACTCCCCGCCGAAAGATGGGCGAGAATTAAACTGCCCCTCGGTTCCGTTGTATGGAATCCCAGCGGAGCGATACCCGATATTACTGTTGTAAGTGAAACTCACTTATTCAATGTAGATTCCGCCGAACATTGTTACCTGCGTGGGATTCGTTACCCATGCTGGCGTAACAACCTTAACGGCGATTCCATCCCCGGCAGCGACAGCCTGACTCAATCCCGTAACCACTAAATTTCTTGTCGCCGCATCGTAGGTCGTGTCGGACTGGCCGAAGTCAGTCGTATCGTTGAGGCGTAGATAATGCGAGACGGTTTCAGCCGTTCCCAGTGTCCCCGTGATCCGAAGCTTAAACCACCAACTCTTTAAAGTTCCGGCCCTTGGAATGTAGATATGGGCGTTGTCGTGAACAGTCGCCATGCCGGCGCCAATGTCAGCGCCCCAATAATACGTCGTGCTGTCGGCGGGACTGAAGGCAACGCTTTGAAGTATTAACTTCTCATACCCCACTCTGGCCAGCTTGTAATCAATCGAGTTCACGTTTGCACTACTGTTAATGCCGACCTTGGCTTGAAGCGCCTCTATGGCATCATTGGCGTTCGCGTGCTGCTCGTCGTGATCTACGCCCGTCGTATCGAGGTTGTCGTTTGCGTTCGGATTTGTGAAACTGTCTAATGCTGTCGGGTAATCGGTTGCCATATTATAGCTGCTCCTCTACTTCGGCGGTTGTATCCCAAACGAAATCCGAGTCGAATCCGCTCAGTGCGAATTGTGGAAGGTCTTTAAAATTCACGTAAACTATCTCACTTGACTCCCCGCTCGAAGCGGTTTCGTCAATCTGAAGAAAGAATGACGTATGCAAGCCAACCCTGTTTGAGATTGTTATCAGTGATGTTTTTTGAGTGTTAGATATTCCAGAAAAGGAAAATCGGCCAGTGCGATACCTGGACCTAGCTTCGGCATAGAGTTGACCGCCGACGGTGCGCTGGACAATGGATAAATCCTGATGCCCGCGCTTCCAACCGTCATAGTCAGGTCGCTCCGTAGTCGTGCAATACGTTCCAAGGAACAACCGCCCAATGTCGCGCGTCTGGCCTGCTGCCGACTTCGTAAAGCTGAACCTCCAGTAGCGGTAAGACTGACTTCCGAAAACCTGCGAGAGTGTTCCGCTTGCCCACGTCACGGCCTGCGTAAAAGCTGGAGCGGCGAAGTTGTCAGTCGTATTGCCTTCGATCTTAAGCGTGGTGTCGCCAGCCGTTAACGTATGATCGAGCAGGATTAACGACGTTACCGCCTTCGCGCTGCCGAGGTCGAACTGTATCCATTCGGCGGCAGTAGATGTTCCCGTTCTCCAATTCTTCTCGCGTAACTGGCTTGCGACATTAGAGGATGGAAACGATGCGTTCTCGCTCGACTCAGAAAAAGCAACGTCGGCGTAATCAATCCAATTATCGTAAAAGAAGCGCATTAGACAATAGCGTTTGAATGAATCCGCATACGGCCGTCACGGGTCGCCTGGTAGATGTATTCGGCGAAAACATGGCCATCAATTTCGAGCGTGATGTGTTGTGTTCCGCTTCCGCCACCGGATAGAAAATCGGTCAAGTCCCGGTTCTGCTCTGGACTCACAACCCGTTCGCCGCGGTCGAGGAGAAAGGTTTGTTCCTTTGGAACGAAATCCAATCCACCATGAGCAACGCCACCGATACTTCCGGCTGCTAGTGCGTAGCTCGTTCCGAGTGCGGCGTTGGCAGCTATCATCGGCA